CGCGCAGATCATGGGCAACCGCCTGCTGAACGAAACGGTCATCAAGGTCATCCCCGACGAAGGCGGCTCGAAAGAGAAGGCTCGCGTACGTCAGGGCATCATCCGCAGCATCGAGAAGCACTCGCGCGCCGAACTGGCGTACGACACGGCCCTGCAAAACAGCCTGATCGGCGGCATGGGCAACTTCGCGCTCGACCACGACTACGCCAAGTACAACGTCTTCCACCAAGACCTCAAGATTGTCCGCATCCCTGACCCGCTGGCCGTGGTCTGGGACCACATCAGCATCGACCCCTCGGGGCGCGACGCGGCGCACGTCTTCGTTGAGGAGCGCATGAGCCGGAAAGCCTTCAAAAAGGCTTGGCCGTGGGCGTCCATGGGCGAGTTCGGCGGCGACACGACCTACCTCGCGCAGTTGACCGCGACCGGCTGGTACACCATCGACACCGTCCGCATCGTCAAGTTCTACCGCATGTGCCACGAGAAGCGCACGGTCATCCTCGACAACACGACCGGCAAGGTGATCGACGTCACCGGCCAAGACCCCGCGACGTACGAAGCGCGCATCGCTGTCCACCCGGAGACGGGCGAACGCTACATCCGCGAGGCTCTGCGCCCGTACTGCGAAATCTACAAGATGTCGGCCAACGACATTCTGGAAGGCCCGACCCGCCTGAACACCAGCCGCGTGCCGGTTTTCCGCGTTCCGGGCTGGGAAATCTTCATTGGCGACGAGCGGCACCGCTTCGGCATGATCCGCTTCGCCAAAGACCCGCAGCGCATCCACAACTACTGGCGCTCGGTCATTGTCGAAAAGCTGATGCAGACGCCCCGCGCGAAGTGGAAGGCGACCAAGGAAGCCGTGCAGGGCTTCGAAAGCAAGTGGCGCAACAGCCACCTGACCGACGACCCGCTGCTTCTGTGGAACGGCGACAGCGGCCAAGAACCGCAGGAAGTACAGCCCGCGCAGATCGAGCCCGCCCTGATCCAAGAGGCCAATATGGCCACTCAGGACATCAAGGACGTGCTCAACATGCACGAGGCGGCACTAGGCCAGCAATCCAATGAAGTATCTGGAAAAGCCCTGAATGCCCGGCAGCGCGTGTCTGAGCTTGGCTCGGTCATCTATTTCTCGAACCTGAACGGGGCTATCGAGGAGTTGGGCCGTACGATCAACGAGCTATTCCCCGACTTCTACGACGTCGCGCGCCAACTGCGCGTCATCGGTGAGGACGGCAAGGCCGACGTGCAGAAGATCAACCAGCCCGGCGGCGTGGACGTCAAGACTGGTTCGTACGGCATCACCGTCACGACCGGCCCGTCCTACACGACCCGCCGCGTCGAGGCTGTCGAAAGCATGATGTCGATGCAGAACGCCAACCCGGAGGCCATGGCCCCGGCCCTCGACCTCATGGTGGAGAACATGGATTGGCCGGGCGCGGAGGCTATCTCCAAGCGCCTCAAGAAAGCCAACCCCATCGCGGCACAGGAAATGGACCCGGCGGAGCTTACCCCGCAGGAACAGCAGGCCATGCAGATGGCGCAACAGAAGGCTGAAATGACGGAGCAAATCGCGCTCCAGTTGCAGCAGCTTGAAATGGCCGAACTGGCGCACAAGATCGCGGAACTCAAGGCTCGTACGGCCCTGTTGGAAGCCCAGACGAAGGCGACCAACGCCCAAGCCGTCGGCACCCTCATGACCGCCGAGAAGACCATCGCGGAAACCGGCAAGATCGAAGCCGAAACGAGCGTGGTCGGCCAAGTCGAGGAAGACCCGATGATGGCAGGCAACGTGGAGGCCCAACGCCTACAGAACGAGCGCCTGCGCATCGACAACGACACCGCCGCCGACCAGCGCCACATCAACATTGCCGAGACGCTGCACCTGCTCAACCCGCCGGAAGAAGCCGAAGTCACCATGAACGGCCCGGCCCACGAAAAACCTGAACCCAAAACGGAGAAGTAAAATGGCCTTCAACAAAGCTGGACTGGTTAACAACGGAAACGACGGCGCGGCCCTCCCTCCCGGCGCGGCAGCGGCCACGAACGACGAGGCGGGCTTCAGCAGCTTTGCCGAGTTCGAGGCCCAAATGGCGAAGGACGAGAACCCGACCTCGGGCTCCGCCACGATCCAAAACGACGGCGGCGTGCATGATGCGTCCAAGATCGGTGAGCAAGCCAAGGCCGCTGAAGCCGCCGCCGCGCCCGCCGACGACGCGGATGACGAGGACGAGGTCGAAGAAACCCCGGCTGGCGAGCCCACGGCTGAAGAAAAAGCGGCCACCGAAGCGGCCAAAGGACCGGCCAAGGTCGGCCTGAAAAAGCGCCTCGGGCAGCTTGTCCGCGAGAAACACGAGGCCGATGGCCGCGAGCGCGCCGCGCTTGAGCGTGCCGAAGCTGCCGAAGCCCGCGCTGCGGAACTGGAAGCCAACGGCGGCAAGCCGACGGCCAAGGCCGGTCCCAAGACGGACCAGAAGGCCCCGGTAACGGCTGAAGGCAAGCCGCAAGCTGAAGACTTCGAATTTGGCGAGTACGACCCCGAATATCAGGAAGCCATCGTGGAATGGCGCGTCGAACAGGCGCTCGCCAAGAAAGACGCCAAGGCGGCAGCGGCCACGCAAGAGGAAGCCCAGCGTACGGCAGAGGCCGAACGTACGACCAAATGGGGCGGCGTCATCGAAAAGGGCGCGGCTGCTAATGCAGATTTCGAAGATAAGGTACTCAAGTCCACCTCGGGCTGGAAACTTTCGAAACAAATGTGGGAAATGGCTGTTGACAGTGATGTCGGCCATGACGTACTTTATCACTTAGCAAGTGATCCGGCTGAAAGCAGCCGTATCTTCGACCTCCCGCTCACCCGTCAGGCTGCGGAGTTCGGCAAGCTGGAAGTTCGGTTCTCGCAACCGTCGGGCGACAAGCCCAAAAGCGGGGTCAAGGACGGAGCGACAGGGCATATGCCGTCTGCGCCGAAACCCATTTCGCAAGTGCGAGGGGCGGGCGGACAGTTCAAGCCTGACGCTGGAACCAAAGACTTCGCTGCTTTCGAGGCCATGATGAAGGCCGAAGAAGCCGCACGCGCGAAATCGTAACCCAATCAGGCCCCAGAAAGGCACAGAGCTATGGCGAACCAATTCCTCAACGAGCAAGTGTATGCGAACGTCATGCTCCTGCTTGTCAAAAACAGCATGGTCATGGGCAAGCTCGTGGACACGAAGTTCACGAACCAAGTCACCGACAAGAACGGCCTGAAGATCAGCGTCAAGCGTCCTCCGCGCTTCGTCATGACCTCGGGGCCGAGCCTCGACCTGCAAGACATCGTGACCGGCTCGACGTCCATCGACGTTGACCAGTACTCGAACGTCCACATTTCGATCACGGACCTCCAGTACGTCCAGTCCTACAACGAACTGATCCGCGCGCAGACGATGAAGTCGGCGGCGGCGGCGCTCGCACAGGGCATCGACAGCTACCTGCACACCTTCGTCCAGAAGTTCCCGTCGTGGGTTCAGGCTCCGGGCGCTATCGCGACCGACCTTCCGTTCGCCACCGTGCAGGCGGAAATCCCCGTCTGGACGCGCCTCGAAAACCTCGCTGTCCCGACCACGGATCGCGTTGGCTTCATGTCCATCAACGACAGCGCTGGCGTCCAGTCGAACCTGATCGACAAGTTCATGACGTCGGAAGCTGCGAACGCGATGAAACGCGCTCGCGTCCCGATGCTGTCGGACATCGACTACTACCGCACGCAGTCGCCGTCCGTCCTGACGACCGGCACGCGCGCTCAAGCCGCTGCCGCCGCCGTCAACGGCGCGAACCAGAACGTGAACTACGAAACCGTCAAGGACAGCATGACGCAGTCGCTGGTCCTCAACGGTCTGGCCGCGAACGCGACCATGCGGCGTGGCGAAGTGTTCACCATTCCGAACGTGTTCCGCATCAACCCGCGCACGCAGCAGGTTGTCACGGGCGCTACCGGCACGGCGGAACTGATGCAGTTCACCCTCGTCAACGACGCTGCGGCGGACGGCGCGGGCAACGCGACTGTCACCATC